AAGAGCAGATCACGAAGATGCGTATGCCGAAGGAAATGACCGCCGCCGAGGCGTGGACGCTGGTCTATCGGGCGATTGCAAACAGCGGCTACAACGCGAAAGAGGAATACGACCGTCTGCCGCCTACGATTCAGCGGCTCGTTGGCTCGCCGCAGCAGCTTCGGGAATGGGGCATGATGAACGCCGAAACGGTGCAAAGCGTGGTCGCTTCCAACTTTCAGCGCTCCTACACGGTGCGCATCAAGAGCGATTGGGAGTATATGGCGCTCCCGTCAGACATAAAACAGATGATTTCCAGCGTCGCGCAGCAATTTGCGCTCGGCGACGGAAATGAGAATGGAGGATGAGGATATGAAAAGATGGGCAAGGCGCAACCTGCCTACGGTTGTTCTTCTGGCGGCGCTGATCCTGCTCGCCGCGTTGGTGCTTGCGATTGCGATGCCACGCGAAACCGAAAATACGCCTGTTGTTTCCGCGGCAATTTCGCCGACGTTTGACGAAGCGGCCTATCAGAGCCGCTTGGAGGTCGAAGCCTACGCGGAGGTCGAACACGAAACCGCCGATATTCCCGGTACATACGATCTGCCAGAGCCTCCCCAAGAAGCAGACAGCGAGCCTTGCGGAAAGGGCGGCTTCGTAGACGCACAGGACAAACGGGACTTGGAGCTCCTTGCCATCACCTGTTATACGGAAGCCGGCGGCGACAACTGCTGCGACCTGTGCCGCTATCGCGTATGCGACGTTCCCCTTATGCGCAGAGCTGACCCGCGCTATCCCGACACGCTCGAAGGTGTTCTGACGCAGCCGAAGCAGTACGGCACCTTTTCGGAAACTGGCGTTGTCTGGCCAGCTCGTGCATCTGAGCCCGGCGAGGCCCACGCCGTTGCGCGGGCATGGGCTGTAGCGGAAGATGTTCTTTCCGGAAATCACAGCGATCTCTGGGGCAAGGGTTACATCTTCCAGGCAGAGTTTCCGCAAGGCAACGACCCGGACAGCCGAATCTACTGCGAGCAATGCGGCATGTGGTACTGCAAAGGTTAGGAGGCAGCCATGGCAAAAGACCCGAAAAGACAGCTTCTCGGCAAGATCGCCCGCCAGAAGGG